CCAGCCTCGTCACCGAACTTGCGTGTGCCGCCCTTAATAGAGGCAGTCGCCTCTGCTGGGTCAGCCATCAGGCGCTTGCCTAACTTAGCCATACCCTTACCAAGCATACCGCCACCAGCCATGCGCAAAGAAGTGCGGGCAAGTTTTACGTCTCCACCCTTAGCGAAGTGTTCCTTAATCCGCTTGTCAACGTGGTTGTCGAAGTGGTGGTTCTGAATCAGCTTGTCTACCTTGGCGTCGAAGTCCTCGACGGCTCCGCCCTTTTTGTAGCCCTCTTTTTGGAGAAACGTCAGGTAGTCCTCGTCTACAAATTGCGATGGCTCCGCTCTTGCAAGGTCATAATATGAGACAGGAGATGGCTTTTGGTTTTTATCTAACCTGTTCTCACGCGCCTTGTAGAAATCGCGCATGGCCTTGTTGGGCGGGACAAGTTGATACTTCATGCCAAGGTCATATCCCGTCACTTGAGAAGGGAACGCCTCGTTCAGGTCTGGGCGTTCAATGATTTTGCCGTCCATCACGAACAGACGGTTGCCTACGTCGTATGTGCCAGCGTTAACTAGGTCAGGGTCAGTCTCTCGCTTTAGGATGTTCTCGATGTTGCTCCCATCAACAAACTTAGTGTTGGGAAATTTTTTCTTGAAATCCAGACGAGACATTGGGCCTTTGACGCCCAACCCAAGCATGACATCACCTACCGCGGCACGTCGAGAGAAAGTGTTGGCTACGCTCAAGGCGCTAGGGTCAGTCAGGTCAAACCCGTCCTCAAAAACCTTTGCGCCAGTCTTGGCATCGGTTATTTCATTCAGGCGCTTGTTCATAAGCATGATTTGCTCACGAGGCACATCGCCCTGTTTTACGGACTTCTGAAATTCTTTGATGGCGTCACCAATGACGACAGAGTTGCTCTTGTGCTGGGTAGGCGAACCCACGAAGGTTGTTATCAGGCTTTTCTCTGGGTCGTTCTGCTTGACCTTCTTTTCTGCCACCGACTTTTTGCCAAAGCCCCAGACAGTGTTAGCTTCCTTGTGGGGCAGTGAGTAGTGCTGGAGGCCAGAGAAGCCCACGCCACCGCGGTTAGAGCCAAACACCCTTGAGCGGTCAGCCTCAGTAAAGTTCAGGGTCTTACCCTCAGCACCTGCGTTGCCCAGCGCCTCAGACATACGCATGGTTGCGGGTTCAAGAGGGTCAGCGTATTGGGCGCCAGCCGCATACTTCTCAGCCGCCTTCTGCTCATTGGTTGTGCGCTTTGCCGTCTTGATTGCGTTCAAGCCGCCTTCAACTACATCGCCGAGTAATTTGAGTTTGCCCATGTGTTACGCCGTATAAGGGTTGACCCGCTTGGGGCGGGTGTATTCGTAGTCATCGTCGTCATCATACCGAGGCTCAGGGTTTATGTCGAGGAAACCCATGTCCTTCATTAAACGAATAGCCTGCGTGGCTGAGTCTACATAGTCGTCATGCGTCGAGTCAGGGAAGGAGCATATCTGAGACAGGAAGCCCTCGCACCAATCCTTGACGTAGCCCTTGCGGACACTGCTCTCAGGAAGCCACACACGCCCAGTCGCAAAGATGGACGCGGTAATCTGGAGCCTCTGCATCTTGTCCGCCTTGCCGGGGTTATATCCACGCACAGGCAGGTGGGCCGCACGCAGTTCTTGGATGAGGGAGATGCCTGCGGCCTTGTCTTCCACAAGTATCAGGTCAGGGCGCTTGGCATCCTTGCCTTCACCATAGGACACACGCCACTCTTCAATCACCTTGGGCTTGAGCAGAGGGAAGGTTAGGTGTTCAGCCCAGCAGTCAATCAGCAGGACGGACATAGGCCCATCAAGGGGCTTGAACACGCCCCACGTCGTGGACGCCGTCGGGTCGTTGTATTCCTTGTCACTGAAGGCGCAGTCATAGGACTGGACAATGAACTCGAACTTAGGGAAGGGCTTGTTCGCTGGGTACAGCTTGAACATATCGCGCCCGACCACCTTGCCGTCTTCAAGGTCAACGAGCATACCCATGACCTCCTGCTCGTACAGCTTACTGCCCTTGTACTGCTCAAGCTGGTTGCGGAAGGTCGATGCAAGGTTAGCTTCGTTCTCGTAGGTGCTGGCGCGGTCAATCACTACGTCGTCACCCTCACGTCCCACAAGGTCAATGATGAGGTCTTTGGGGCGCGGTGTTGTTGTCACGATGACGCGGGGCTTATCACCTAAGCGAAGTCCCATCATCATCATGTCCCAAGCCTCACCACTGCCAAGGTACTGGAAGGCGGCTAACTCGTCACACCATGCGTAGTGGAACTGAGGGCCACGCAGACGCTCGTAGGAGTCGCCAGAGATGCCGCGGATGATAGAGCCATTGGACAGCTTAATCTGGTGGTCTTGCTTGTTGTAGTCCACCACGAGTTCGGTAGGGATACACGCGAGAAGCCCTGACTGGCCCTCGAAGCAGGTGAACTTGATGTCGTTAGATGTAGGCGCCAGCACAAGGCATCGACTGCCGGGGTTTATCCATGCCCACCACCACAGGGCTTCGGCGGCACTGCGGGTCTTGCCCGCACCACGACCAGCCAGCATCATCCACACGGTGTAGTCCACCTCAAGGGGCGGCGGTATCTGGTATCGGTGGGCGCTTGCTACCCACTTGGCGTGGGCGATGTATGCGATGCGGTCATGCTCTGACTTGGCGTTAAACTCCGCAATGGTTTCAGAATCGAATAACTCTGTAAGCATAAGTATTACTTTGCGCTCAAATCAGCCAAAACAGGGGATAAAACCCCGTGTTTCTGGACACCTGCTGGCGCCTGAATGTAATACTCAGCCAGCACGTTTGGTCATCTCCATGTTCTTGATGATGTCAAGGAACTTGCTGGCGCTGGCATCCTCAGTCTTGATAGCGGCTCCGTCCTCCACGCCCTCGACAGCCACGCGGTCACCGTACTTGCGGGGCTTGAGTTTGGCTGATGTCCACTTACGGGCCTCGATACGTTGCTTCTGCCACGCGAGGTACGTCTGGTCGAGAGAGGTGCGGCCCTTCTCGTCGGTGTACTCAGGAGGCATCTCGTCAGCGATGGCGAGGATTTCATCAGCGTTGGTGTCGGCTTGGTCTTCACGGGCGCGTGCGTACATCTCGCAGAAGGTTGGGAAGCGAATCAACCAACGATAAATAGTCGCGCAATGCGGGAGGTGTTCACTGCTACAGATTGATACGAGTGACTCTCCATGAGCGAGTCTCCAGCATACCTCTTCTGCTATCTCTTCTGTGAACTCTACAGGGCGATGATGAACCTTTGGTATTTTGGGGGCTACAGGCGTCTCGGAGGGCGCGATGCTACCTTGGGCTTGCTTAGTAGCCTTCGGCGTCTTGGCGGGCGTTCTAGCCCTCTTGCTGGTGGTTTCTGGCATAACCCGTAATCCCCGTGTGTGTGAACGAATGATTCGAAGTGTAATCGATTCGCTTTTGGGACGCCAGTTGGTATCTGTATTTTACCCTATTTCACACTGCCGTTGGTGAATTCTGAGCAAAGCAAGCCCTTACCGTCATAGGGACAGAACTCGCTTTATCTGCCGTCGGAGCCATCCGTCGCACAGCATCCCAGACTATTTTCAACCGCCGCGCTCTAGGATTCGCCCACGCTCCCTGCTTTGGCTTGCTCGTGTCACAGGGTTATTCACTCATCACCACCGACGTGCCGCATGATGTGCGGTCACAGTAGAAAAACAAAAAAGCCGTTACTACTGCCCTCGGTGGAAACCCAAGAGTAAAAACCAAGGGCGAAGGCATGAGTAACGGCTCTAATCTGTCGCTTTCCACGGCAACAGTTCAAATTATACACACCCTTCAAGCCCTGTCAAGAACCTCTATGGCCTTCCCTGAACCTTCTTGGGGTTATTGTTCTTTAACCATGAATAACCGATTCGGTTTCGATTCGTTATCCAGTCGCTTTACTCTGTGTCTTCCCACTCTGCGTCGTCGCCTTCGAGTTCTTTCTCGATGGCTGTGTGCAGTGCCTCGTACTCGCGCTTGGCTTTACGCAGGCGCTCGTCCTCCGCGAGTTGCTCTGGGGTGATGGCCTTGAACTGCCTGAGCAGTTCTGCCTCCACCTCGTCAAAGATGTTTCCAATGTTGTTCATGCTGTCTCCTCTTTTGCCAAGATAGCTTGAAGGCCAGCCAACAACTGCTGTGCCTCGTCGCGGGTCAATACGCTACTCATGGTGGAGTGGCGCCCTTGCAAATGCAACCACGCACCACCGTCATCCCACTCGGAAATAGACACGCGCACACCATGCTCGGTCTTGATTGATAATTCAACTTCTTTTGTCATAATCGATTCGCTTTCTATTCGGTTTCAATTCGGTTGTGATTCGGTATCGGGGGCTTTCGCCCCCTTGGATTTAGAAGTGTGGGTCAAAGTGATGGTCACGCATACCAAGAATCAAACCACCACTACGGCGTTGCTTGAATCTGCCTGTCGCGCCGTTGATATAGCCGCGAACCCATTTGCCTGTCTTGGAGTCCATGCGATACATATCGGCGTAACCAGAAGGGTTTGGCTCAAAGGTGTAGACGGCGCTACCGTCATGCACGCTACCAGAGACAACCGTTGGCTTGTCTTCAATGACAAAAATCTCGTATGCCCACACCTTGCTTTTTAACTTGGTAACCTTTGTCACTGTCGCGGCGTGGCGGTCAGTCCATGACAACTTTGTAGCACCCATGCCAACTTCTGGGGCTGGTGCGCCAACCGTCATGCGGCTGTACAAGTGGTTTACGACGCTGTTGGTTTGTGTTCCGATGTTCATTTCGCTGTTCTTTCTGTGTTACCTGACTATGCGGATTTGCTGTGTCAGTGGTGTTAGTATAACCTCAAGTTAAACAATACAACAACTATTTTAAAAATATTTGTAGGGACTTTCCCTAGTATGCGTTGGCATCAGCCACGACCTGCTTGAAGTCCTCTTTGGCCTCTTCGGCGAGGCGCTCGGTCTCTTCTTGTGGGATGTCGTATGTGATGTCCTTGCCGCTTGCATCAAACACGAACACGTCAAACATCTCTGCGTAGTCAGGAGCGTCAGGGTAGTTCAACTCCTCTGGCAAGTAGTCGTAAGCCACTGTGACTGGCACTGTGGTCTCGCCGTCGTCGTAAGACACAACGCTCTCAAAGGTGTACTGGAAGTCTGTAGTTTTCATTTCGCTTTCCTTTCGGTTTTGATTCGCTTTTGTTGGGGGCCGTAGCCCCCTTGGTTTATTGCTTGGCCCAGTACCCGTAAACCATGCGCTCGGTGCTGTCCCATGCGTCGTGAGCGACACCGTCAATCACTGCCACAAAGTGACGGGCCTGCTTGGCAATGACCACGCCTGTGAGGTCACTGCAACGCGCCTTGCGGCCTGCAAACTGTGGCGCCTTCATCCACACAAAACCATAACGCTTCAGCACCTCGGTGTACACGTCTTTCATCACGCCGTTACGGGCAGACTTTGCGCGACCGTTGTCGGCGTTGGCTTGGGCCAGTTCTTTGTACACGGCTGTGTAGTCGAGGCCCAGTGCGATTGCCATTGCACGAGCGCCACAGTCACCTGCTGTGCCTTTGAAGCCTGCGGCCTTGCGGCCTCCATCGTTGTATTGATATTTCATTTCGCTTTCCTTCGCTGTTACCTGCGTATTGCAGTGAGGTTAGTATAACTCCAAATTAAACAATGCAACAACTTTATTTAATTATTTTCTAGGTGCTTTCCCTAATATGTTGTTTATTTTCCATCTTGAGGTGGGCCAGCAATTCAGCCAGCACGAGAGCGTCGTGGCTGTTGGCGCCCTTGATGTAGTTCTCTACCTCACGCAGGACATAGTCGTAGCCTGCGTCAAAGCCCTTGATGTATTCACTCATAACGGTCTCCTGTGGTGGTGGGGTGCAGTTCTCATGCTTGTCCATGAAGTAGTCCATTGCATCGATGATGACGTTGATAGGTGCAGGCATGAAGGGAGGCTCCTCCTCCTCTCCGCAATACTCGCACTTGAACTTGCCGTTCAGATTGTTGGTGATGATGTGGTCGGTGTTCATGCTGTCTCCCTCGCCTCTTGACGACCACGCCCAACGAGGTGGCGTGCGTCTGCTTGGTCTTTGATGTCTTCCTCTTCGAGCATCTTGCGGATGCCCTCAGCTACTGCACGAGCCTTGTCGGCGCTGGTGGCCTTCTCGTACTTGTAGCCTGCGTTGATGTAATCTGCTTGCGCGTGTTTCATAACCGATTCGCTTTCGTTTTGGTTATGGGGCCGAAGCCCCGTTGGTTTACTTGCTGGTGACCTTGACAGAGAACACTGCCGAGACCTTGGTGAACTTGGCGTATGCGTCTGCGCCAAACTCTTTGATGAATGCATCTTTGTCGAACACGCTACGGTTGGACTCGATGTAGGTGGCCTTGAAGATTGCGCCCTCGACAACCTTGGCGCCGCCTTTGCTGGCGTTGTCCTTGATGCTGTCTTTGATTGCATCGGCTTGCTTGGTGAGGTCGGCAATCTGAGCCAAGAGTGAACCGAGTGTGTCTACTGATGTGAAGTTGATGTCGTTGTTCATTTCGCTGTTTCCTTCGCTGTGACTGCCTTGCAGGTATTGCTTGGTCAGTGCTTGTAGTTTAAGGCCAAATTAAACGTGGTCAACAACTTTATAAAAATATTTTCTAAGGAAAACCCTAATATGTTGCAGAAAAACAACCGCTTTACTCGCAAACCGTAGTGCCTAGCAGGGTCAGGGTGTCCTTGAGCAGGTCAGCCTCGTCGTACCCGTAGTGCTTCTCAAAGCCCTTCGTGCCAAGGCCATGCAGGCCCGTAGAGCCGCGATGATGCTCTGGGCATAGCGGTATGACACTCATGTGGTTTGAACGCCCCCAGCCCCCCGCCAAACGCCTTGGATGGTGTAGTTCTGCTGGCGTACCCTCGTATCCCATCCTGCGGCACACAGCACAGCCTAGTTCAGCCACAGCGCTCATGTGCTTTTTCTCTTTGAGTGTGGTCATGCTGGCCTGCTCTTCGTAAAGCCTTGTCGGTTCTTGAGTTCGTGGCAGGTAAGGCAACGCCACTGCGGTGTGCCGTTACTCGACCTCCCTAGCTTCTGGGCTGGCTGTAGTCGGCAGACTTGGCAGGTTTTCTTTGTGGGGTCAGTCATTTAAATCCTTCAATCCTTCGTAATGGCGCCCAGCATCAAAGCCTGCAAGATAGGCACGGCGCTCTACCCAATACTGCTCTGGGCGGTGGCTGTGTTGCCAATCATCAAACGACTCAAAGCTGGTTCGCATTGTCATAACCTGCCGCTTGCGCCAGCCCTCAGCGTTTCTTTGTTCCTGCTCACGCTCTATGCGCTCGAACTCTTCGTCTTCATCTGTTTTGTAGGTGGTCACACAGTCACCTTCCCCTCGGCCCTGTTGTTGGCCTGCTCGGTTCGCCAAATTTCCACGCGTAATGTCGCCGCGGTGATGTCCCATTTGAGCCGTTCCTCAATAAGCACAGCCTCCTTCAACCCATCGAGCAACTGCACATACTCAGGGTGCGCGTATGCATCGCGCTCTTGCGCACCAATTGCAGTTTCCATACTTCGCTTCATCAGAATTGATTTGAGGGACTTGCGATACTCCTCTATGTACGTCCGCTCTGCCTTCGCCTTAGCAAAGAGCGCGGCGTGCTTCAGGATGTAGTCAACCGCCTTGTGTGGGTCTCTTTCCTCATAACTCATAAATCGCCCCCCTTTTTTCTCTACGGCGCCTGACAACTAGAAAGACAAAAATTACAACGCAAATCCAAAACATGAACCCAGACATTGCCATGAATGTCCAGAAAAAATCTCCGAATGACTCAAACATTTATTGCTCCTTTTTAGGCTGACACAGCCAGTAGTACCACGACAACAAAATAGCAACCGCCCAAGCAACAAAGCCAGACAGCATAAAAAATATCATTGCAATGTTCCAAACGCTATCCATATCAATCCTCATCAACGTGTTGTAGCCGCTCATCCATCATTGCCTGCGCCTGCTCATACGCCGCAAACGCAATCTCGTCTGGCTTGGCTGACTTGGTGGCCTTGCTCAGAATGCCCATCAAAGCAAACAGCGCAAACATATCCAGCAGTTGTGGTTCTTGTTTCATAACATTCCTTCTATTTTTATTTTGACCATGCCGCCAACATCGTCAGCCCAGTAGATGCGCAAGTCCTCAATCAATGCGTCGTCCTGCATCACACCTGCATGAGTGAGCGAGTCAAGGATGGCCTTGAGCAAGTTGTCTAGGTCTCGGCGGCGGCGGTCTGGCCTGAACGCCTGAATCTCAACACGCATGGCGTAGTCGATGTGCTTTGCCGCACGTTGAATCAGCACTTGGTCAGCGACAGCCTTGCGGTACTCGCGCCCCTTCGCACTGATGAGAACGCGCCCCTGATACTGACGCCAGTAGGTGTTGACCGTTGGAGGCCAAGGTAGTGTGATTTCAAGCATTCTTTGGCCTCATGCGGTTACGAATCTCATCCCCAAGGGTTTCAATGTTGAGACAGTTGTCAGCCAGCTTGGCGCACTCCTCTCTCTCAATTGCAAGTGCTTGCTTGGTTGTCTCTATTGCTATAGCCATGATTTCAGCTTTCGCCTCGCTCAATGCTTTGTTGAATTCGTCTTGCGTGAACAAGGTTTGTCCCTGCGCAAAAATGTTTTTGTCAAAGTTCATTTCCATTCTCCTTCTTTACCTCTGTTGCCTTTAATCCATTGCTCTCTAACATCCGCCTCAAGGCGGGACTTGGGGTGAAGTTCGTTCCACCCTTTGTGGCGCTTCCCACGCTCGTCAACGTAACCATTGAGCCAGCGGTGTGCGCTATCGCGATTTTGTAAACGCATCCTGAGAACCTCCCGAACGAGACAACGGTGACGATGCTCATCTTGTCCTTGGCCCTCCTGCTCATTCAAAACTTACCCCCACCGTCAAAAGACATGGGAACAGAATCGTATTGCTCGACAAACTGCTGGCTGTCTTTGTGATACCAAAGCGAGTACCAGTCCTCTGCCTCACCGTTCCTTTGCTTCTCGCACATCAGCATGGCGTCAGGCGTCATCACATCAGCCGTCCCTGTCTGTGACTGGTGTTCTTTCTTTTTGTTGCGCCACACCATCAACACGTTGTCCACTTGGTCGCTGATGGCGCCAGAGCCTTTGATGTCGTTCTTATTGGGTTGTACCTCTTCGCTTGCCAACTTGCGGATGTGGTGAATCAGGTGGATGTGGACGTTGTGGTCACGCGCCAGCGCAGTCAACTCATCAACGAAAGCCTTCTGGGCGTTGTAGTCATCCTCGCCCGAGACGCACTTCATCAGCGAGTCAATGAAGATGTGCTGAACACCCAACTCCATCGCGCTGTAGCGTGAGACCGCAATGACCTGCTGGGCGTTAACCGTACCCTGCTGGTCGTAGAGCCACAGGTGGTCATAGCAAAACATTTGCAGACGGTCGATAAGGTCGTTCATGTACTTCTGCGCATTGACGTAGCGCGGAAGGTAAATGTTCTCACCAGCGAACTGGCGAAGCATACGGGTGAGGGTTCGCTTGGGCTTCATCTCGAAAGATGCAATCATTACCTTCTGCTTTTGCTTAATAAGGTTCAAAGCAATCTGGCCTGTAATCATGGACTTGCCTCCACCATTACCACCAGCGTACAGAGTCACCTCACCTGCACGAAACTGAAAGCCCTCTTGCGTCTTACCCCAAGGCATTGACTGGGCAACTTCCTTCTGTGGGTTTAGGAACTCTTCCCGAACCTCTTCCAACATACCCTGAGCATCACGCACCTTCTGCGTGAGGTCAGTGCTGTGTAAATACTTCTCAAAGTCAACTTCCTCGGACTTGATGATGCGGATACGCCGCTCCTCGTCCAACTCTTTTGCACGCTGTTCAATCATCGAAACATTAGACATCGCAATACCTCGCCACTTCCTGAATTCGCTCACAAGACAATTTCATTCGCTCCATGTCACGGTCGTTCAGCTTCTTGCCCTTAGACAAGTCGCTTGCCGCAATCATCACCACCAGCGCCTCAAACGAAATAATTCGCATCAGGTCGCTAGAGTAGAACCTCGGCTTCATAGCCTTGGCTGTTGGCGCCGACCACTCGCGCTTAGGCGGGAACAGGTCATTCATGTCCATGCCAACCGCGCCCAAAATCTGGTCAACAGAACAGCCACCAAAACAATGCACTAGCACACGCCCGTCTTCACCTTCGCGAACAGACAACGAGGGTGACTTGTCAGCATGAGCAGGACAGCAAGCAGTCCATGACCCGTTGCGGCCCTTGACCTTGTCGAGCCTGTTAATGAAGTTCTCGATGGCGCTCATATAACTTTCCTGCCAATCGAGACCGAACCAGAGTCGTCTTCCCAACGCTTTTGGTTGATGAACGTAAGCGGGGCAGGCTCATACCCAGAAATCCACTGCTCAGAAGCCCTTAAACGGGCCACCACGGCGTTTATTTTGTCGGCTAAGGGGTCTAGTGCCAGACGCTCCCATTTCGCCTTACAGGCGCTTTTAGCGACTTTACGTTTTGATGTAGGCCAGTTGTTCCAAAACTCTTCAAACCGCGACGTGGTCGGTGTAACCGACGTAATGGTATTTCTGTTTCTGTTTCTGTTTCTGTTAGGGTTTGTGTTCGCTTTTGATTCGGTTATCGATTCGGTTTTCAGCGGCCTGCCGCCTCGCTTCCCAAGCTGTCGGTTGTTCTCAACTTGATGGTTGTATTTGGCAATTTCGACATGACAACGATGGTTGTAATAGCCATTTTCACTATGTTCAAAAAACTCATTCAAAACCGATTCGGTTATGTCTAAGTCAAGACGTATCTTTCTCGCAACCGATTCGGTATCGAGTGGGATAGCCTTCTCGCTCATGTAGTAAAGGTCAAGCAGGCGTCGGTACGCCAAGTCCTCAGCATCAGACAGATGCACTGTGTGTGTGAGGTAGTCACCGATGTGAAATTTGTACCATATCATCGCGCTGTCTTTCCAAAAATGTCGGGCCGTAGGTCAGCCCTCTTCACTTTCCTGCCAGTGTGCAACTCGATGTCGCGTGCTAACTCAGGGCTAGGCAGTTGTCGCCCCGTAACAATCAATGAGAGCCATGTTTTGCTGATGCCCAGCTTGCGGGCAAAGGCAATCATTGTTCCCCTTGGTTTGTCTTTAAAAAATTCTTGAAGTGTCATCATATCCTTTCGTTGGTTAATCTCATGTTACACTAAAAAAAAATTTAGTGCAAGACCGAATTAAACATGATACAGTACAGGCTGTTTAACTTAAAAGCGAACTATGAAACACTACAAAGAAGACGACATGGACTTGATTCAGGAAGCACTCCTGAACAAAAAAGACAACCGCGCCCCCACATGGAAGTACGCCCTGCCTTGGGTCATCGTGTGGGCAATCATCATTGCTACCTGCGTGAGGTGGTAATGGACGACGCACAAGCCGAGATGCATCAGATGATGCAGGAAAGAATGCAAATGCTTGAGGAGGCTCTTGATAGGGCTAAGTCAGGCGTTGCTACCGAGGACGACTGGAACACGATTCGCATTGAATGCGGGCTGTCCAAGCGTCCAATTGTCACCCTAGAAACTTTATCCATCAGGAGCGAATAATGGCACTAACAGCGAAAGCCGCAGGCGAAAGCAACTTTACCCCCGTCCCCCAAGGGATGCACCTTGCACGGTGCTACCGCGTGGTTGACTTGGGAACTCAGAAGACAGAGTACCAAGGCACGGTCAAGCACCTGCCCAAGGTCATGTTGCAGTTCGAGGTACACGGCAACGACGACAACGACAAGCCCATCTTGACAAACAAAGGTGAGCCTATGTCCATCAGCAAGAACTTCACGCTGTCACTGGCTGAGAAAGCCACACTGCGCAAGGACTTGCAGACATGGCGCGGACGCGAGTTCACGCAGGCAGAACTCAATGGCTTTGAACTCAAGAACGTGCTTGGCGCATGGGCAATGATTTCGGTCATCAAGGCGATGGGAAACAACGGCAAAGAGTACACCAACATTGCCACCATCAACGCCGTGCCATCCTCGATGAAGGCAAGCCTACCTCAAGGTTTCAACAAGGTTGGCTTGTTTGAGATTGAGAACCCAGACCACGAGATGTTCGAGACCTTTAGCGACAACCTGAAGCAGAAAATACAAGGCTCACCTGAGTGGCAGGCGCGTCACAATTCAGGCGCTCCCGCTAAAGCCGCTTCTAGTGGCTTTGATGACATGGACTCGGACATCCCCTTCTGACCATGAGGCTGATGCGTAACCAACACGCGACGCACGTTGACTTCTTTCAGTTCAAGGGACTGATTGAGACCAACCCAAAGGCGACGCCCTGCAACATCGACATGGTCTTTGAGCGCAAGTGCAAATTCTTTGTCGGTGAGTGGAAGCGCGAAGGTGAAGGCATGAGCCAAGGGCAGGGGTTGTTACTGCGCAATCTGGCAAGGCAACCCCAGTTCACCGTCGTCATCATCCAAGGCAACACGGATGGCGAGACGGTGGTCGAGAAGTTCGAGCAACTCTGCTCAGACGGACGCTTCAGGGTGCGCGGCAAGTCTTTTGATGACCTCAAGAAATTTGTCACGCGCTGGTACAACTGGGCTGATGCCCAAGAATTTCAATAAGGAAAGATATGACAACAACGACTCCAGCGGTACGCGCTAGTGAATCAAATCACTGGTACACCCGCGACGGTGTGCCACAATACACCGTTGAGGCCAAAAAAGGCGGACAGCGCAACACTACCTTGCGTGATGCCCGCGTAATGAATTTAGTTCCCTCGGTAACTACCGTCCTCAATGTCGCGGCAAAACCTGCCCTGACTGCGTGGCTACAGCAACAAGTATTGCTTGCCGCGCTTACCCTTCCCCGCCGCCCCGACGAACCTGAAAAAGAGTACATCGACCGAATAATAAATGACTCGAAAGAACAGGGTCGCTCGGCGGCGGATGCGGGAACTGACATCCATGCATCTATTCAAGGACACTATGAAGACAGACCAACAGGAAAGCACCAAGAGAGTGTTACAGCCTGCGTCACAGCAATCAAAGACCACTTCGGGGAAGCCGTCTGGATTTCCGAGCGTTCATTCGCACACGAAGCGGGTTTTGGAGGTAAGTGCGATTTATTTTGCGCTGGCTCCCTCAATGCCGTTGTTGACATCAAGACCAAAGAATTCACCGACCCCGCAAAGGTCGATGGATACGATGAACACCTCATGCAACTCGCGGCATATCGAGTTGGTCTAGGCATCCCCCAAGCACGCTGTGCGAACGTCTTTGTCTCCCGTAACGTACCCAACCTCATCGTGGTGCGTGAGTGGAGCGCGGAAGACCTCGACCGCGGCTGGGAGATGTTCTGCCATCTCTTGTCATTCTGGCAACTCAAAAATTCACACAAGTAAGGAGTAAAAATGTTAAGTGAAGAAACCGTCAAACAAATCTTCTTTCAAAGCGACCGACCCCGCAAAGACCCACTCATTGCGGATGAGGTTGATATTGTTCAGTTTGCCCATAACATTGAGGCATACGTCGCAGTAGAGTGCGCCCGCAAAGAACACGCTCGTTGCGTGGAAATTGTGAAGGACATGAACCGCAACGTAGGCGAAGCATTGGAAAACCAACGACCTGAATAATTATGGACATCAGCCTCATCACGCACTTGGCAAAAAAATACGAAGAGGGCAGTAGAGACCCAGAGGCAACTCTGGCCTTTGCTTGCCTTGAGGCGTACCAACAAGGGTTTGATGATGGCATCGAGCAGGCGGAAGAACAAATGAAGCAGACCCAAATACTGTTAATGTTTACCGAAGGAAACGCATGAACACGAACGAAGAAGTCATTGAACATCTCAAACAAATAATTCAATCTTGTAGGGATGTAAGAGAAGACAAAAAAGTACACAAAGATGCAAAATCATTGGCATCGCTTGTAATTCGAGACTGTAATTTACTGAGGCGAAAAGTTGACCCAGAATTTTTAAAATTGGTCGGAGGATAAAAAAAAGCCCCCCCGAAGGGGGGCAAAGAGGAGAGTGGCAACTGCTCCTGAAATCATCGCATCAGCGTTAGCCCACCCCTTGCTTTTTGGGGTGGGTTTTTTGTTTTTGCAAAACTGCCAACACCTTTGATGTAATCGTGAAGAAGTCCAGCGGGAATTATTGCAAGGCTTCCAACGGCCCCTACGCCCTTTATCATCAAAGAAATAGGTGAAGTAGGCGTAGCCATTGACGCGAGGTTTAAACCAGCCTCTAACGTGTTTATAACGCCACCAGATGTGTCCCCTTCGTTGAATCGCTTTAAAGCCTCATCAATTGACATAGTAGCGCCAACAGCACCCAAGGCGTTGCCAATCATTGGCGCCCTCTCAGATAACTTACGACCAGCCTCTCGGGTTGCAATCTTCCATGCAGAGGGTTGTGCGGCCTCTACGTCTTGAGCCGTTTGTGCGGCAGTACGCAAACCAATATTTGCTTTTGACAAAGCCTTCTCTTCACTGGCAAGTTTTTGCAATTCTGCATTTCTCAAGCGCTTGGCCTCAGCGGCCTCTTCGCCTAAAGTAATTTTTTGATTGCGCTTAATATTGGTTTTTTGTTCTGCCTGTTGTCGCTGTTGCTGTAGCTGTTGCTCTTGAGCCAGACGCTGGCTCTCATTGGCTCTGGCAACTTTCTCCTGCGCCAACCTATCTGCCTCCTGCCTCTGCGCAAGTTCAGACTCAAAACTAGACGCTACATTAGCAGGCAATTGAAGTTGAACGCCACTTGGTGTGGTTGTCAGCTTGGACTCACCCATGCCAAGCTGTTTGATTTTTTCTAGGTTTGCAAGGTCTTTGTTAATTAAAGCCTTGCCACCCGTTGGGCTGTCTTTTGTTTTGTCTGTGGCTAAATCAAGAATGGCTTCAGGCAACTGATGCTTTTGACCAGCCTCCTGAATCATCCAATTTCTTGTGCCTGAATCGTTTTCTATCTTTGGGCCACTTGCTCGACCAGCGCGAGGCTCCGCCTCAACAATTGGCGCAGGCTCAACCACTGGCATTGGCGCACCGCTTATTTTCTTTGCCTCTTGCGTTGCCATCTGAAGTTCTTGCTGTGCTTGTCTTGCGGCATTTTGTTTCATCCGCAACTCTTGCTCTAAATCTTGGATAGACGCGCCACTGGCTTTTCTGTTTTCTATCTCTTCAGCAAGTGAATTTAAATTAGTTTGCGCATTTTTAAATTTGTCATTGGCAGAACGAACTTCGGCTGGCGTTCTTTCGTCTGGGCCAAACACATTTAAACTAGGGTCTGTCAATACTTTTTCTACATAACCCTTACCCGCACCACCAAGTCCAGCCAAAACCAAATTGTTATCTACGTTTTCTTTATAAAGTTGTTTTGCTTTTCCAAGCATGGAGTCGTCTACTGGCTCCGTTGTTGCGTTAGGGTCAATGGATAAACCCTCACGCTTAATCCTTTCGCCTTCGGTCTCTGACTCGTCTGGGGCAGTCCCCTGAATAGGGTTGATAAGCCCAGTCTCTTTGTCGTCATCTAAGTTGAAGTTTTGGGACACACGCAAAGAATAATCGCGAGTCTCCTTGGGCAAAGACATGATTGCCGCGTCTGGGTCGGTGTCATACAACTTCAAGAAAGTTGCATTCGCCTTGGGACTGGCGTTGTATAAAGCCACAGCCTTGCGTGGATTTTTGTAGGTGGTCAGCAAGTCTTTTAGGATGGTGACACCACCCATGATGTTGCTGTCCTCATTTTCGGGGTCAATGTTGATGCCGTATTTTTTGTTGTACAGCCGAGCGGTGTCAGGCATAATTTGCATGAGACCTTTTGCTCCAGCGGAAGAGGTTGTAACCTTGTCTCCGTCGTAGTGATTGAACCTGCCCCTTGTCTCCGCCTCAGCAATTGCAATTGCAAACGCAGGGTTCACGCCTTGGCGCTCCGCCTCCGCGGCAATCTTAATCACCACATCTTGTTGAGGCTTTGAAAGAGCGTTAAATCTTTTCTCATCCATGATTAACCACCGCTCTTTCCTTGTAACCGTTTTAAGCGCTCAGAATACGTCTCGCCTTTAGGAGCCTGCGATGCTGGCCCTGCGGGAGCCGCGGGACTTGGGGCAGTAGGCGCGGCGGCCTTTGGCGTAGTGCGGAACGCATCGGCGTTTGCACGACGAATTCTTTCTAGTCGAGCGTCGTAACTTTCCATGATGTTGTTGAGTTCGCTTCCCTCTTCGTAGCCAGAGGTCAAAAAGTCGCGGTAACTGTTTGCGGGGTTTTTGCTGAACTTAGACCATGCACGGAACACGGCTTGGTCAAACTTGGCCTTCTCTTCTAAAGCCTCCATCTTGAGGCGAATGACTGCCGCGGTGTCGCTTGGCAACGCACCCAACTCTGCATAGAGTCGGCCTTCGCTCTCGGTGGTGGCTCCCTCGCCGGGGGCGCGTGCAGACTTACGGAACTGCACCGTCAACTGCGACATCTTCTGCGCCAACAGTTGCAACGCTTGACGGTCGTCTTTAGACAATTTGTAGGACTCCAACTCAGCCGCAGGAATGCTGAAGTTTCCTATACTTCCAGCAGTAATACCTCGTTGTGCGGCACGTTTGACCGCGTCCGCAATGCCTTCGTTGTTCAGTAAGTCAAACGCCGTTTTGTTTGCTTCTGCTGTTGCGCGAATGTCTTTTGCAATGTTGACCGTATCACGTCCAAGCCTTGCATTTGTCTCCAACATGGTGATTGCGCCTTTTTCCTCATTAACTTGTGCTTTGAGGCGCTCTTGAATTATTTCGTCTTCACGTTTTTTCTCTTCTAACGATTTGTATGCAGGCTTGCCAGACGCATCTTTTTTGCTGGAAGGCTCCAACATATCGTTCTTTCTGAGGAACTCAAACACCAACTCTGGGTTGTTTGTCGCTTGGGCTTCGTCCTTAACGGCGTCGTATTGCTTGGCAAACCACAAAGGTACTTTCATAGTTCCAACGTAACGACCAAAATTGCGCTCAACAATAGTGTCAGGGTTACCTTCCAAGAAAGTTTTTGTACTTTTTTGGTATGGCCTACCATCAATCATTATGATGTCTTCGCGCTGGAGTTTGGCTTGTTCTGCCAAGTCTTTTGCCAACTTTCCAGTTGGGTCAATAAAGTTTGCTTCCGCAATATCTCTATCTGTAATTGGTCGCATTTCCATTGCGCCACCAGTTGGGCCAACACGACCAGCAGGTGCGCCGCTAGGGGGCATTTGTCCAGACTTATATTGCAATGCGCTAGGTGTAGCGCCCGCAAATGCGCCAGCGGGGGCGTCAGAAGGAGCGCCAGTAGGCAAAACACTAGCGCCACCAGCAGGAGCGCCACTAGGCTTCACACCTTGAGGCGTAATGCCCAATCGACTTGCGTGATAGTCGGCAATTAGGTTTTGTTGATTCATGCCTTGTTGCTTCTCCATCAACTCCATTTTCATTTTGTCGATTTGAGCGTTGCGTGCAAGTTGCTTCTCAGACTCTTCTGCCGCACCTTCTGCGGCGTAACCCAATGACTCACCGAATGAGCCAGTCTTCGTTGGCCTCAACAACCCTGCTGATATTTTTAGCATCATGGGGTCAAACCGAGGAGTCATTCTCTCTTCAAGATTTTTCTTGAGCATCTCAATTTGAGAGTTTAAAAGTTGGCTTTGCTTGCGGCGCTCTTCTAAAGCACGGGTTGCATAGTCCTGAGCAGGCGTCTCTGATTGTTTTTCAAAATGCTCCGCCGCCGCTGTACTCACATCAAATGCTGGCGCTTTACCACCAGCAGGTTGAGGTGTAGGCGGTTTTGCTTGAGCGGCGGATGCCTGACCCAAACCACCTTGTGGTGCTGTTGCCATTTTTTTACTCCACTAAGTAGCCGTTGGCATCGTAAAAATTACCTTTGCCATCGTGATATTCTGAACCTGCTGGAGCCATTCCGCCATCGGCAAGACGAACCCCGCCACCTCGGGCTTTTTTGATAACGCCGTTTTGCACAGAACCGCCAGCTTTGCCTGCTGGCTTTTTGCCACCGGGGAACAAAGCGTTAAGCAATGTTGCCAAGCCACCAATCTGAGACAGCGGACTGTTTTGGTATCCCTCGGAGCCTGTAGTTTGCGTGGTGCTTCCTGTAGGAATATTTTGCCCCCTAAGAAGTTGGGCAAACTGCTGAGTCTGTGCCATTGGATAGTCAAGCAAAGCCTGACCCTGCTTTTGCTGGGCGCTACCAAGGTCAAACAAAGTCTTCAAACCGCCCTGACCAAGTTGCATTTGCTCTTGGCCCAGATTAGTAAAACCTTGACCTGCCTGCAAAGCACGTTGCAAGTCAGCCTGCGCGGTGGTTGCCGCAGTGTTATAACCCTGCTGAAGCACTTGGCCTTGCCTGCCAGCCAAGTCAGACTGAATGTCACGCAAAGTTTGTCCAGTCAATTGCTGTTGACGACGTGAGCCAAACTGACCAGAACCTACAGCACCTGCGCCAAGGTTAGGCAATATGTTTTCTTGTACGTTGCGCTGAGTCAATCGACCCATCTCATCCACCACACCAGAGGTGTAGGGGTTCATGTAGTCGCCAATGACGTCAGGGACGGTTGTAGCGCCCGCCTGACCCATCAATTGAGAAGCCGCACCCAAACTACCCTGACCCGCAAACGCGATGTCTGGAGCCATTTGGAAGGCTTGCTGTTGCAAAGGACTGAAGCCAGCCACACCACCCTGTTGGATGGCGTTCTGGCCTAAGTTTGCAATGTCTTGAAGATAATTTGTGTAAAACTCGGGAGCCGTCTGTTGCATCTCCGCCGTTTTAACGGTCGCGGGATTGGGCAGACCTTGAAATAATCCAGCCATTATTTTGCTCCTTTGAGGTATGAGGTAAGCACCTTAGTCTTAGGTGGAATCTTGTTGAGCGGGGCAGAGCGCTTGTGGGCGCGGATGCTTTCGCGGAACTTGTCCAGTGCTTGTGCGCCAGCCTTTGTTGAACCGTTGCCAATCTGTGCCACGGTCTCAGCGTCAATGACGTATTCACCATCAGCCAACATCGCAGGGATGTCGTCCGACTGTCCATCACCCTCACCATGCACAGCCGAGCCGTTGCGGAAGTCATAGCGACCATCCACCATAGGCACGTTAGAGGCGTGTGGCAAACCACCCTTACGCATCGCTGGAGGCATTTGCGCAGGCATCGCTGGGGTCATGCCTTGGGGAGAGCCTTGTGGCATCCCTTGGGGAGGCATACCGCCCATTGGGGGCTTAGGCAAACCTCCTTGAGGGGGTTGACCTTGTTGAGACTGTTGTGGAGGCGTAATTGGCCTAGGCGCATCTACAGGCGATGCAATAGGCGCTTCGCGCAATCCGAGGTTAGCGTACACATCAGCAGGCTTTCCAAAGGTGTAGTGCGTTTGGGATGTTGGCCCCATTGCAGACAAGCCGCCAGACGCCATGCGAGGCTCTTCTACCATGTCTGACTGGATGTCCTCAAGCCCTGAGTTATCAGCGACATCTTCGTAGCCGTAGTCGCCCTCGTTCACTGGGTTGAACCCCGGTGCGTTCAAGTTCGTCAACAACTCTTCGTTAGGCGTGTACTCAAAGTCAGGCTCAACGCCGTAGTCTTCATAGCCTACATAGCGTGTTGGGCCAATTCCAAAGTCAGTTGTGCGTGGGTTCAGGACGCCAATCTTGGACATATCCACACCTTGGTTTTGACCGCTAGAACCGCCAAAATCTCCGCCAAGCAATGAGGCAATCAAGGCGCCTGCACCAGCCGCACCTAAATTGTTGGTGATGGCATCCATAAAACTAGAAGCGGTTGGGTCTGGCCCCGAAGGAGTTGATGGCGCTAATTGGCTAGGATTTTTGTATCGCTCCATGTACTCGTCAGATTGCGTTTGCTTTTCAGCATTTCGCGCAACGTAATCGTCATACTCCATCTGCTTTTCATAGTTTTCTTGACCTGAAATGATTTCACCGCCTTCACCCGTGCGATACAACTCCTCACCAGTTTCTGAATCAAGAGTTACATACTCATCACCATCCCAATAACTAGCAGTGCCGTTACCGTTGTCGGTGTATTGAGTTAACTTTTCTTCTGCTTCTTCATCTTCTGTCTTTGGCCCACCAGCAGATGGGCCTAAACTTCTTGTCCGAACTACAGGAGAATCTTCGTCAGATTCTTCTTCTTCTTCGACTTCAGAATCTCCCTCTTCTGAATCATCTCCAGAGTCTTCATCGTATGAAGCCTCTTCGTCCGAGTCTTCCTCTTCTTCCTCTTCTTCATCTACGACTTCGTCCCCGTCAGCGTAGCGAGGAACACCGCCTTGTTTCATCATAGAAATCAAGCCGCCCTTGCGCTCTTCGTACTCTTCCTCTTCGTACTCTTCTTCCTCGTATTCAGGCTCTTCCTCTTCGTACTCTTCTTCTTCCTCGTACTCTTCCTCTTCTTCGTATTCCTCTTCCTCTTCCTCTTCAGAAGGCTCCTCCTCTTCAGGAATCTCTTCCTCTGGAATTTCCTCTTCTGGAATCTCTTCTTCTTTTTCCTCTTCGGGGTCTTTTTCAGGCTCCTCTATTTTGCTAGTAGGAGAACCCATTCCTCGTGTAGGAGAAGTTGGCGCTTTACTTACGGGTGCTTTTGCTGGTGGTTTTGCAGAAACGGGTTTTTCGGTTTTTGTCTTGTCTACAACTTTGTCTAAACCTTCATCTTTTTTAATTACAGAAGTTGGCGGTTTTGTAGAAACAGGTTTTTCGTCTTTTTTTACAGATGTTCCAGCAGGTTTTCCAGCAGTTTTATTGTCAGATTTTGGTTGGGGCGCTCCAGCAAAGCCACCGGGGAAGTTGTTAAAGTTTCCACTTTCATCAACTGCTTTTTTTGGCTTACCTGTTAATTTGTCATACAACATACTCGCGCCAAGGCCAAGCACTGCGCCTTTAGCCGCATTTCCAAGCACGTTACCCATTGAACCGCTACCGCCAGAACCCCCAGCAATAGCAGTAGTAGGTCTGACATTAGCATTTGCAGTCGTTGTTTTTGTCGTAGCAGTTGGCGCAACAATTCTTGAAGAAATCCTAGGCGTTGATAGAGTGTTTCTAGCTGGGACTGCTTTCAGCGAAGGCTTAATATTGATTGCTTTCTTAGCGGCAGGCTTGCCCTGAATGGCGCTCGTCAGTGGCGCACGGCTCAAACCCCGCGCTTCGGGCAGTTTCCTAGTTGATGTGCGTTTTTGAAGAATAGCCATTTTTTATCCGCCTGTTCCGAGTAGTGATGATAAGCCACTGATGTTTGCTACTGGTGCTGAAGTAGCCACTGGTTTTACAGTAGTTTTTGGAACTACCTTCTTTTTAGCAGGAGCCTTAGCAATAGGAGTGAGTGTTGACACATCGACCTTTTGTGGAGGTGCTTTCACTGCATTTAAACCGCCCACAGGCGCCTTTGCAACCTTCTTCTTTGGAGGTGGTGGTGGTGCTACTGCTTGATTCAATGCGCCAGTAACTTTGCCTTTAAGAAGGCTAGATACAATGCCACTTCCTGCCAATGGCATACCAGAAGGGGGCGTGGTGAGTTCACCAGTAACTGGGTCAATTTGTGGCTCTTGCGTCTTTTGAATGACGTTCAGTCCACCAGCAGGCTCTGTGGGCGCAACTGTTGGAGCCATAGAACGTGGCGCCTGTAGATTCTTGTCATCGTCAGGTGCAGTGATTTTTTCAATTTCTGCTAGAACGTCTGGTTTAGCGGCAGGCTCACCTGCATCAGCCTTTACATTGGCAATATCTGACAAGTCATCAGGAATTTCCTCAAACTTTGCCTGTTGAGCGTCATCGCTTTCGTCTACTTTAATTGCAGACCCATCAGAGACAACACCCAATCCGCGGGTAGGTGAGTCCTCAAGAGCGGCAGGGGATGCGGCGTCAATTCCTTCTTGTTCATTACGAATGTCATTGACGGTCTCTGCTTCAGGGGCGTCGAACAAATCAGAGGCGGCATCAAATGCCGAGCCAACACCCTCACTGATGCCAAGTTTTAGCAAACCAGTTTTAGCGTCCTTGCCTGCGATTGTGCTACCAGTAACACTTGCGGCGGCTTTGCCTGCAAGGGCAGAACCAGTCTCGTCAGCAACTTCACTGCCAACATACCTGCCAAGTTCGCTACCTGCCAAGTTAGCTAAATTTACATCGCCAGTTTTTGCCATTTGACGGGTTGCGTTTGAAGCAACGCGGCCTGCAAGGTCAGAGCCAGTGATGTCGGCAACTTGACTGCCCAAGACACCAGTGCCGTAACTTAGGAACGCGCCTTCAATACCTTTTTGGAAGTCACCGCCATTTGTGGCTGTGTTTTGAGCGACTTGACCAACAATCTTTTGGATGGAGGAGTCGGCCCCGGGGGCCAGCGTCTCACCAATACTCTGCGTAAAGTTTTGTGCGGCTTGTGACATGGTCTCCCATGTACTCGATGCGGCCTCCACAATGCTAGACGTGCCAACACTTCCTGACGATGCGGTAGTAACCGCCTCTGCAACTGATGCACCCTCAGCAACCAAAGAAGCGCCAGCACTAGCGGCCTCAACAGTAGCGCCAGCTTCAATCAAAGTCGTTGCGGCAACGGTCTCTGCGCTTGCAACGGCAGTGGCGGCTCCAGTGGCCTCAAGAACGGCAACACCTGAAGAGATGGCCTCCGCGGCTCCAGCAACCTCAAAAGCGGAAATACTTGCGGCAAAAGCCTCGCCAGCAATTGCAGTCTCTGCGGCAGTAGCAACCCCAACAACGGCGGTCTCCGCCGCCAACGCACTTAGGGCGTATGGGGCCGCAATCGCGGCAACAATAAGCCAAGGATTCTCAGCAACGGTGTCAATGACCTTTTCGGCAACATTAACAACTGTTTCGACAACGTCACCAACGAGGTCAAAAATACCTTCGACAACGTCGGAGATGGCTTCAATAACTGCACTCATTTTCTACCCCCTCTTGCTGGGCCAAGCACTAAAGTGACTTGGAATCCACCATCGCTTGTTTTTTGGGCGGCGTATCCCATGCCTTCACGAACTGGGTTGCGCGAAATCATCTTGAACAAATTCAACAAGGTTGGCTCTTGAAACTGGGTCACCAGAACGTCAAACCCGACTTTGTATGCACCGTCAGCAAATACACGGCTACTTTGAAGGAAGTTTTGCGCTGTGTCAGCATTCAATGCGCGGAAGTATCCATAACCAGCTTCTTTGCTTTTATGGCAAATAAAGATAGTATTGCCTTCCCGCATCTTCCAAGTGTTGGGCATATTGAATTCAATCATCAACATATCCTTGACTTCCTTGACAGGACGACCAACCTTGGTATTGGCGGCGGCGATTTCAATAATCTGCTCACCTGTCAGTTTCTTTTGGTTGCTGTCTACCATCTGCATATCAAAGTCCCTTAAAAATTGCGGCGGAATAGATGTTCCCCATACCCGCCGCAAGACTCATTATTAAGCCATTCGGTGGTGTTGTCGATTCCGAAAGGAATACCGAATCGGTTTCAGTTCGGTTCTCAATCGCAGGGACAACGCCAGCCCTAATGTCATCTAAAAGTAAAAGTGTCTCAAGCAATCCACTGCTACCCATCGTATGACCAATCTTCTGCTTATACGAGGTTGCAACGAATGCCTTTAGCGTTTGGTTCAAGGCGTTCTTTTCAGCCTTGTTGTTGGACGCAGTTCCAGTACCGTGGGTTTTGACTATTTTAATCTCATCAGGGGAAATATTGCTATAGTGCATAGCGCCTTCCATCGCGTTGATGAAGCCCTCACCATCCTCACACTGTCCAATTGCGTTTGTAGAGCGTTCTGATGCGCTGTACGCCCCCATCAAACGCGCATGAGGCTTGAGTTGTTGTTGAACAACCGCCTCACTAGATTCAAACACCGCTAAGGCGGCGCCCTGACCTACGCGAAAGCCATAATTAGTCGAGTCAAAAGCAGAGGGCTTGACGCCCTCTTGTTCTTGCTTTTCTGTAAGTACCGCCTTGGAGTCTCCAAAGAACTCTAAAACCGCATTTGATACGCCGTCTTCAACTGTCAGCACAATCACACGGTCAAAGTTGTAAAACTGTATGAGGTTCTGTACATCCATCATTACCTTGAGGCTAGACGCGCAGGCGCTGGCATCCGTGGTGACCATGTCCATGTCGCCAAAAGACTGAGCAATGCGGCCTGCATAGACCTGCGTCAACGTGAATGGCAAGAACTTGTAGGTGTAGGTCAGGCGAGAGTCATAAGCCCTCTGACCGATACCTGCAAAGTGGGCGTTGCCACCAGCAAGAATGAAGGCTGTCTTACCTACAGGGTTTTCCCGTAGATACTCTAGCAACTCAGGGTCAAGCACTTTGTCTGCCAGCTTGTGTGGGACGTAGACCAGACCAGACTTTGTGCGGTTGTAGGTGTCTGGAAACCAGTTCACCTTCTGGGGAAAGATGATGTCGTCAAATAACTCGACGTTGCTCGTAGATGCAGTGCGGTAGTGCGTGAGGTAAATCATTTGCAGACCTCGGCAACTTCTTCCATTGAGGTTGGCTCTTTGGTTTTGTTTGCCATGATGAGGTCATGGATTTCCTGCACGGACTTAGGTGTCCACTCTTTGCTAACAGCGTCATCAATACCGTAGAGTTCGTCAAAGTACATCAGCATGACCAAACCATCTAGGCTGTCCAAGCCAATTTCCGCAAACACGTCCTCCATTGACTCTGCGATGACTTGTTTTGCGTGCGCGGGTCGCGCCACCTTTGCTACATAATTGAATATGTCTAAGAAGTTCATGTTGCCAGTTCCTGTGTCGGTTGATTGACGGCTCCGACTAGGGCCATAGCCCAGTCTTGCCAGTTCTCAAATATGTAGGGGCCGGGTATCCCCTCGTTCGTAAACACGTCAATGGCCTTTAGCCCTGACGCCCACTCCTTCCAATCTGTTTGCTGGTTAGGAATGGCTAATTGTTGCCCTGCATACGCCTCGCACATCAAGCACGCCCAAGACTGGAAGTCGTGATAGCGAGGGTCGTAGACAACTGCAAGCGCCATGTTACGGTCTCACATCGCCCACGTTCGCGCTTAACAGCACCCTACCGAGTTGGTAGTCGCCGCCTTGCACATTGCTTGTGAATATCAAGCGCAGTTCCCTGCGTTGCTCTCTCAAGTCAATCTTTTTGGTGTCTGGGCCAAACACATACGGCTCGGAGGTTACGTCCTCTGCCTGCGCAAATGAGCGCCCAGTCACTTGAAATGTCATCTCGCCAGACATGATGAAGTCAGGTTCTATCCGCTCTAAGTGCAACCAGTAGTTGTCACCCATAGGGGACGATTGTGAAGGCCCGCCCTGCACCCAACCCAAGTCAGATGTCTGGAACGAACTCTCAATGGCGTTTGAAAACTCACCAATAACTTCGTCTGTGCCAATCTCGTGTTGCCACAACGTAATGCGGTTTGGCACTTCTTGGAACTCAGCAACAACAATTCCCGTGTTGGTTGCCGCCGTTGATACGACGACGGTCGTTCCCGCAAAAGCAACCGCCCCAGATACGGCGCCAGAGTTCTCAACCGAGACGGTGACAGTTGTACCAACAACACTCACCACGGTTGCACCTGTACCAATACCTGTACCAGTCACCAATTGATTTCTCAAGATGCCTGTAGCGCTTGCCACCACAATGGACACCCCGCCAACGCTTCCTGTTGCCGTGGTAGCGGCAGAATTTGCCACAATGGTTGAGACAGAAGCACCAGTAGGAATACCTGTTGCCACCACCAATTGACCAACAGTAATCTCGTTGGTAACCGACATGGTTATGGTGGTGCTTCCGTTTGTCGTTGCAATATTGTCAATGAACAAAGTTCTTTGCGTGGTCAAGTCTTCGCCAGCATTGATGGGGTACTTGAACACTTGAGAGAAGTAACCAGCGGTGCGGTACGCGCCCAAAGCGCCACCAGCGTCATACCAAACATTCTCACGCACGTTGTAGATAACCGCGTCGTTGCACTCTTCACTGTTACCTGAAGGAAAGAACCACCAGATTTCGCCATAGCGAGGCACTTTCTGCGCCCAAACCTTCTGACGCTGGTTGTAGTTCAGGTTGTCAAAAAAGTAGTTCTGGTTGAAAGTATTTGGGTTCTCTTTGACCACGCCGTTGTACAGCAAGAAGCGGTCAACGCCGCACCAGTAATAGATGCCGTCATACTCAATAACAGACTGGCTCGACAGAATAGAAGACTGGCTAGAGATGATGTCATAGCGCCAGTAGAAAGTACGAGCGGCTCCGCCAACAGTCACGGTAGTGGGTGCGTATGAAACTCGGATGAGAGAGTCCAAAGCCCAGAACAAACCAGAGGGAGAGTTTGAACCACCGCGTACTGGTAAACCCTTAACAATCTTTGTAGAAGATACGTTGGTCTCGTTGGCGTCTTCGCCGTTCCAATTAAATGGATTGCCTGCAACGCAGTTCTTGATGAGGCCGTTGTCACCATAGACAAAGAGGTAGGGGTGCAACACAACGCAACCACCCGCCACTTCAATCAAATCGCCCGATGGAGACGTTCCAGCGGTGTCGGCAAGGGGTGACATCACCGTACCATTGATTGGGCCTGCAAACACGCTTGTAACCGTGGTGGCGTCGATTTGCGCTAAGTTCTGACCGGGGTGCGCAAACAACAACTGATTGCCCGAACCCTGCGAGTCAAACATGGAATCGAACTGCCACAGGTTCAAATCGCTTGGAATAAATGAGCCACTGGTTGTCGCCACAGGAATCGAGAACCCAGCGCCAGTGCCGCCAATGCTTGCCGCTGTTGCGCTCAATACGTCGCCAACCTTGTAATAGTTGCCGCCGTTGGTCAGGGTCACGGTGGTGACGATATTGCCCGCAACCACAATGGTGGCGATTGCGCCAGAGCCAGAGCCGCCAGTCAAGGGGACAGCGGTGTAAGTTCCGTTGGTGTAGCCCGCTCCAGCGGTTATTGAGCCTAGCGTCAGAATCTTTGCGCCAAGGGTAATTTGCAGTGTGCCAGCGCCAACACCATTATTGTTGATGTTGACAACTTCAAGGCCATTGTTGTAGCCGTTAAAAACTTGGTTGATACCATCAACAGAGTTGACGTAGATGCCTCGGGATAAACCTTTGGCATCATTGACGATGGCTCGGTAGCCAGCAATCTTTCGGGGACGACCACGTTGGAAGCGAACCCACTTTCCATCCGTGTAAAAACTCATATCGAACACAGTACCGTCACGCTGAACGCCAGCGGCTGTGTCAATAGCAAAAACTTTTTTGGTCATCAATAAGTCCCGCCAGAGATACCGCCCGTGAAGTTTCCTGTACCCACAATCGATAACCCACCTGCGGTTAGTGTTGAACGCAATACACCAAGAATTGAAATGTTGTACTCGCCTGAACCTGCGCGATACAAACCTGTCGATGGCTCAGAGCCAAAGTACAGAGCAGGCGAGGCAACCGTTCCATCAATCAAACCAATTGAGGACGAACCCGCCAGCACCGTGTTGGCGTTTACTAAGTTCACAGAGTCGCAAATCAGCGTTGATTGCTGGTTGGATGCAATCGTTGCGTCTGAGCCGCCAGAGTTAGTGGTCAGCGTGATGGTAAAGTTACTTGCACCACCCACTGTGGCGTTTTGAATGTAGTACACCTGAACCGTTGGGGGGACAATGATGGTCACATTGCCTGTCAGAGTCCCTGTGTACTTCTGTATCACGTTAGACGCCTCAGAGGCCGTCAGGGTGTATGTGCCAGTTGTCACTGACTTTGTCAGTTGAGTGAAAGCAAACTGAGTTGATTTGCCCAAGCCAACTGTGTAGAAAGTCGTGCCAGAGCAGACAATCACGCAAGAGTCAGAAGGCTGAAGAACAATTGAGGTCGAGCCGTTGATGGTGTTTCCACCAGTTCCAGTGACTCCCAATGTGCCAGTTCCGTTGTTACGGATAAGCATGAACCAAGAACTGCCAAGCGTAGCGGCAGAACTCAAAGTCAATGTACCTGCGCCGCCTGTCCACACATACGCATTTGCAAGGTCAGCAAAGACCGCGGTGTAGCTTGACGAGAAAGTCGTTACGGGCTGGGCTTGGTTCAGCGTCTGACCAATTGCAATCAAGCCATAGCCAGCAAGGGTTGCGGCATCCGCACTAGAGGAGCCAATACCGTAAGCAATGATGCCCCAAGTGCCTGCGGTCGTCGGATTAGCAATGATGTAGATGTACTGGGCTTCGCCTGCGGCAACCGTGACGATGGTGTTAGCGCCAGTGAAGTCTTTGACTGTGATAGGAACAGCGCCGACGTTGCGAATCAAGGCATCTTGACCGACCGAGGCTTGGTTTGCAGGAGGCATCCACAACTCGTTTGCGCT